TGAACTTTTAGGAAGATTAACAAGAGCTGTATCTCTCCGAGTTAAGGGAAAGATTATTGAGAGTCCGGCAAAGGGACAGAAGGTTGAAATGAGTACTGGACTCGATGGTCTCGAGATTTTGGGAGACGTAGACGTTGATACATATCCAATGGCTAAGATGAGATTGCCATTGGAGTTTTTAAGGGTTCATCCTCATTTGAGAGTGAGAACTAATATTGGTGGAATGGTTGCAAGAATAAGAAATACGTGTTCATATGCGACACACAAATTCTTTCAAGAGAGAGGATTTATATATGTCCATACACCACTATTAACAGCCAACGATTGTGAAGGTGCTGGTGAAACATTTGAGGTTACAACTAGTAACTGTGCACCAGGGAAGAAGTTCTTCGGTGAGGATATGTACTTAACTGTGTCTGGTCAGTTGCAGGGGGAGTCATACGCACAGGGTCTAACAGATATTTACACTTTTGGACCAACTTTCAGGGCAGAGAAGTCGAACACATCGCGACATTTGGCTGAGTTTTGGATGATTGAACCTGAAATGTTCTTTATCGATTTTGGAAAGTTGATGTCGGTTGCGGAGGATTATGTTGTGTATTGTGTTGGAGAGGTTCTTCGTAACAACGCTGACGATGTTGGTTTTATCGATAGAATTGTGTCAAAGGGTAGAAAGAAGATGTTGGAAGGTTTGATGGAGGGTGATTACAAGAGACTCTCTTATACAGAGGCTATTGAAATTCTTCAGAAAGATTGGACAAAGAAGTGTGGATATGATAAGGTTGAGAAGTGGGGAATCGATTTGAACAGTGAACAGGAGAAGTATTTGACTAGGAAGTTTGGACCGGTTATCGTTCACGATTATCCTAAAGATATTAAGGCTTTCTATATGAAGAGTGGTGGAAAATGTGAACATGGAGATACAGTGGAAGCAATGGATCTGCTTGTTCCTGATGTCGGAGAATTGATTGGAGGATCGATGCGTGAGATTGATTATGATACGTTGAAGGAGAGAATTGGAGATAAGGTTGGATTGGATAGGTATCTAGAATTGCGAAAGTATGGTTGTGCAGAACATGGTGGATTCGGTTTGGGATTTGAGAGATTGATTATGTTGATTACTGGATTGAAGAATATTAAGGATTGTATACCGTATCCGAGGTTTTATGGTCAATGTTAGGTTGATTAATCGATATTATCTGAAATGAAATTGAATATATATATGTATCTGTTTTGGGGTTTGAGGATCCTCTGATTTGGAAGCATCCACTCTATTATACCACGACATATATCCACTGTTGGATTAACTGGATATATGTAACGTTGAACATCTTTCAACTCTTTTCTTACATTTGCGAATTGCATCTGATGAACGTAATCATAGATGTGATTTTTCAGTTCCATTGGGAGATTATCGAATAGGTTAAACATATATGTTTTTTTTTATAAAAAAAGTATTTCTTTTAAACACGCGTTTATCCAGAAGAATTGGCTCAACCATATATGAGAGATTGAAAGTTGTGTAAATATTTTCTCAACATAAATTATAATGAAACTCTGTCATTCATGTTCAGTAACAAGAATCAAAGATGGTCATCCATTCCATAGTAAAACTGTTAAGAAACTTCCTGAAGGAATACCAAACATTGTTGGTTTGAAAAATTGGTATAGTAAAAACACAACACAAACTGTTAGTTTTAAAATGGGAAAAAAATTTGCTGGAAGAAAAGTATACTACTACGCATCAAATTTTAAGAACTGTTGTCCAGATAAACCAGTTGATGAGAAGAATGCTTATAAAGGTGTTAAGAATCATGGTGTGACAACTGTAGGAAGTTTGGGAGATATAACAATGAGACTTAAATGTCCACAATCGTACACAGTTGATGGTGAGAGATATATGAGACATATTCACTTTGTCATAAGTAACGAGAAACGAGATAGATGGGTAAGAGATATGTACACAATCGGAATTCTCTGTAAAGTCAAAAAAATTCCTAGCTGTTATGGCACAGTGTGTGTAACTAACAAAGAGGTCATGTCGATGAGTCCAATAGAGTTAGTCAAATTTGTTACAGGAACTAAGAAGAAACAGAAAATAAGAGATACTCCATTAGTTTTAACCGGTGGTACTCACAAGAAGAGAGAAAGAGCATACAAACTATTATTATTGAAGGGTTTTGTAGATATAGTTGAGAAAGTGCCTTAAAAGATTGATAACGTGTATGTATAATATATGAGTGAACAGGTTATTACACCATGGGAGGTTATATCTGATAGTGATATAGATTATGACAAATTGATAGATCAGTTTGGTTGCAAAAGAATAGATGATGAACTTATTGAACGTTGGGAGAGAGTCACTGGTGTTGAAGCACATATGCTCATGAAGAGGGGCATATATTTTTCACACCAGGATTTGGATAAAATATTGGATTGTAGAGAGAAGGGAGAGTCTGTATATATTTATACAGGACGCGGACCATCTTCTGAATCGTTGCATTTAGGACATATTTTGCCATTTATGTTTACAAAGTATTTACAGGATGCATTGGATGCCTTTGTTGTTATTCAAATGTCAGATGACGAGAAGTTCTTATTTAGAGGTGGTAAAAGTATAGATGAGTATTGTAGATTAAGTCGTGAGAATGCAAAGGATATAATAGCATGTGGCTTCAATCCAGATAAGACTTATATATTCTCCAATTTTGAGGAGTTTGGAGGTGATTTATACAGAACGGAACTTATGATATCCAATGTAGTTACAGGAAATCAAATTAGAGGAACATATGGAATAGATTTAGACGCGACTGTTGGAAAACTATCCTGGGCAACAAAACAGTGTGCACCCGCTTTTTCACAATCGTTTCCGTTTTTGGGTGAAGGAAGTGTGCGGTGTTTAGTACCAATGGGTATCGATCAAGCACCATATTTTAGAACTGCTAGGAGGTTGAAGATTAAGGGTTTCAAGAAACCTGCAACAATTCATTCAAAGTTTCTTCCTGCATTGGAAGGCAAAAATGGAAAAATGGGTTGTGCGGGAGGTGGTGCAACTCTATTTTTAACATATAGTGAGAAGAAGATTAGGAAAACAATAAATAAACATGCATTCTCTGGAGGTAGAGACACTATTGAAGAACATAGAGAACTTGGTGGAAGGTTAGACGTTGATATAGCTTATCAGTATCTGTTGTTTTTTGAACAGGATGATGAGAAGATTAAGAATATAGCTATTGAGTATAGTTCTGGGAGAATGTTGAGTAGTGAATTGAAGAGGATTACTGGAGACGTTGTGTGGGGTATAATCTCTAGACATCAAAAGTTGAGATTTGAAGTTACAGACGATATTGTTGATAAATTCTTTAATAAAAGTAGATTTTAATAAAAATTGATTTTTTTTATTTAAAGCATTATTACATAATTTAGTAATCATGCTTTTTAAGATTGTTGTTGCGTTATTGATCGCGAGTGGAGGTAGTATTAAGGATACTGATTTTTACAAATCCAACGGATTTATCACAAGGAAGTTTTACAAGGATATTAACTTACGCTTGGCTAGTAAAAACCAGTACAAGGATGTGGATGAGGTAGTAAGAACCAATCTACGTTGGTCGAATTATGACCAATATTCTGGGAATAAAAATCCTAAAGTTGTTAGGAAAAACAATAGTCAAGTTTGATATGTTTTTTATGAATTATAAAAAAAAATATTATTAGAATAATACCTATATGAGTAGTGACAATAAATTAGAACAACTTAAGTGTATGTTAAAAGATTTTAAAGTAGAGTATATTTCAAGGGAAGAACGCATCGAAATAAAGACAAAATTTGCAAACAGTTTATTAGAAGTTAATATAGAGAGATATAACAAGTTGTGTGAGGACATAGATTTTGAGAAGTTATTATTATCAGATTTGAGAAAATCTATTAAAACGTTCACTGAACTAATTAAAAATGTTAAGATCCAAAATGATCTAGAGAAAATTTTTAATGATATGTCGGGAAACACCATAACGTCACGCAGTGCTATAATATCTGATAAAGAGATAGATGATGCTCTTTTTAGTTAAATAGGTTTTCCACAGATTTTATTTTTAGGAGATTCGTAAAAAAAATATCTAATAAGTTATAAAATGAAACACAAGATTGTTTGGTTATTCAACAACAGCACAAGTACTCCAGTTTCTAAGCCATGCAAAAGAAAGTGCAAGACTAAAAAGAGACAGAACAACCAAGGTTAAACCATACTTTTTTGACTAATACATATTATCAATTAAATTTAATTTAGTTAAATTTCTTTGCATCAGAACACTTAAAATATAAAATATTCTTATTTATAATGAGCAATAAGAATATTTGTTGGATTTTTCATAAAGGTCAATGGAAAAGTGGATACAGTGTTGCTGATAATCTATATTTAGATAGTGGTGAGTTTTTAGATGTGGTTGAACATCGTACATATCCCAAAAATAGTGATGATGATATTAATAATTTGATAGATTTGATTCATTTGAATGAGCCATCTATTCTGTACTCATCTTTAGTCAGATATGGATTGGATAAGATATATACATTCACTGGTAAGATACTCTTGGCAATCAATCCTTTTAAGATATTACCAATTTATAATAATACATCTATAAAGGATTACTGTAATGGCAATACAACCCCTCATCCATATCTTATTAGTCAACAGTGTTTAACCAATTTGATAGAGAGTTGTAGGAGTCAGGTTGTTCTAGTTAGTGGTGAATCTGGTGCAGGTAAAACAGTTACAACAAAGTTTTTGATGAAGTACATATCGAATGTTGCCACCAAGGGAGTAAACACCTTATATAATTTAGAGGATAAGATATTGGCATCGAATCCAATTATGGAAGCTTTTGGTAATGCGAAAACATTGAGAAATGATAATTCTAGTAGATTCGGTAAATTTATTAAGTTACAATTCTCGCAAGGCACTTTAGTTGGAACAAAGATAGAGACTTATTTATTAGAGAAAATCAGATTAACATCTTTGGGAGAGGGTGAGAGGAACTTTCATATCTTCTACATTCTTCTCAAATGTTGTGACAGATTTAAGACAACCGATCTTAAAAAGTTCAAATACTTAGCAAAATCATCAGTAATAACCAGAGATGATAATGTTACTGATGAAGACATGTATACTGAGTTGTTGGACTCTTTTAAAAAGTTAATGTTCACAGATGAAGAGATAGATAGTATATTCGATATTGTGTACTTTATTCTTTTATTAGGAAATGGTGATATAAATGCTCTAAGAGAGTTCAATCTCGGTTTCAATATAGATCTGTTAGAAGATTATCTTAAGAGAAAAGTAATACATGCACATGGTGAAGAAATTGTAACAGAGAGAAGCCCAGATGAGATAGAGAACAGTTTCGACACTATTGCACAGAATATGTATCTGTTATTATTCAATTTCATTGTTTCCAAGATAAACAGAACAATAGAGAGTGAAGAGGATTCATATATAGGAATTCTGGATATTTTCGGTTTTGAAGTTTTCAAGAATAATGGGTTTGAACAATTATGTATTAATTACACAAACGAGAGATTACAGGGCATATTCAATAAGTATATTTTTGAATTGGAACAGGAAGAGTATAAGAAAGAGGGTATAGAGTGGGAGGATATTGAGTTTCAATCGAATAAGAATATTATTTCAACAATAGATGCGAAAACTGATAGCATCTTCTCTTATCAAATTGAACAGTCTATTCTAGGAAGTGGTAACGATATGGCTTTTTATCATGCATTATATAAGAATTTACTTGGGGATGTTGTGACTGTTTCAAATTCTGAAAGAAGTAGGAAGAAGTTTGCAGTTGATCATTATGCTGGAAAAGTTGTTTATGGTAGTAAGGGTTATATAGAGAAGAACAGAAATACAATGGATTCTCGATTCAATGTTTTTGTGAAATCTAGTAACAATCATGTTGTTATTGGATTTGATACATCTATATTCAACTTTGTTACAAAGAAAATTAAGAATAAGAATATTATTACACAGTTTAAACAACAATTGGATAAACTACTTGGAGAGATATCTAGACATAATCAGTTTTATATAAGATGTATTAAACCAAATGATAATAATATTTGTAACAATTTTGACAAGAAGCGTGTTCTCGAACAGTTTAGATACTGTGGAGTTTTAGAAGCCATCAAAATTGCTCGTTTGGGTTATCCAGTCAGAATGAAGAACAATGTTTTCAAAGATGTATTCTATTCTCTATTAAGAGGTCGAGAGATACAGGATCTATTGATGAAGTATGATACTGGTTTTAGAATAGGTTTCACAAAAGTGTTTCTAAAAAAGGATCTACATAGTAGACTCTGTTTGGATAATGATAGAGTTAGAGATGAGTGTGCAATGGTAATTCAGAAGAGTTTCAGAATGATGTGGGTGAAAAAGAGAGTTGAACTTGTTAAGAGATTCCTTCTGTTATCTCAAAGAAGAATTAAGAGGGAGTTTGTAGTGAAGACAGTTGCATCAACGAAAATGACAGCATTTTGGAGAGGTATTGTTCAAATGATGATTTATAAGGATGTGAGATCGAAGATTATAAAAATCCAAGCAATTAAGAGAAGAATAAAGTGTAAAACTGAGTTTAACAGATTGCTAAGTGCAGTGAAGATAGAGAGATTCTATAGAATATTCAAGTTTAAGGAGAGATATACTAAGGTGAGTGGATTGTGGAGAATTTTTGAATTGAATGCAATGAAGAGTGGATTTATTAAACTTTTGAAAAATGGTCGCGAAAATGAGAGTATTCTTAAAATTCAGCATTTCTACAGAGTTCGTAAGAAATTGAGAGAACTTAATGATAGAGCAGGACTTCTCATGGAGAATGAGAGATTGAAAGAGGAGAATAGAGTGTTTGAAGAGAGAATAGAACAGTTGATTAAAGAGAATGAGAATTATGTTTATGTACAAACACAACAAGCCGAACAAGCACAACAAGTACCAGAAATATTTTATAATGATTCTTCAACTCAGTATGATATGTGTACAATGAAGACTGATGCATCAGTACAATGTAACAGTTTGAGAAGTGAGGATTTAAGCAATATTGAATTTTTTTATAAAAAAGCTATTAAGGATTACAAATTCAGAAACGATATTCTAAATAGTGACAACAATAAACTTGGTCAGGAGTTATCAAATAAGAATAAGATAATATTGAATTTAACCAATAAAGTGTCCGAAATGCTGGATTATAAGAGTGAGACCGATACTAAAATAGAGAATTTTGAGAAAGATCAGGAGATACTTGGTGATAAACTAAAGGGTTTGTACTTAAGAATTGATAGATATATTGATATTTTAAGGTTACATAGGTTAGATAAGTATATTTAGATGGTTTATGAGACGTGAAGCATTTTGAATGTGAAATTGTATAGATAATCGTTCATATTGAGGTACACTTTCATTTTATTTTTAATGACATACAATTTAATATCAGATCCTATTTTTTTCTCTTTCAATTTATCGACAAGATGTTTGATCTGTAGATTCTCGTTTAAATCAAAAAAGTAGTATACGTCTCTGGAATTGACATACTGCATTATTTAATATATTTATATATTTATTATGAATAAAGTTTATAAAATACACAAAGTTAATAAGAAAAATAGTCAAAAGAGCCAAGCTAAAAATCCAGATTCAAATATTTCTGAAAAAATGCTGGTTAATTTGACAAGATATAGAGATAAAGATGGATTAATCTTCAGCAAGGAGTATGAGTTCCTCAAAAAATATACCGGTTGCGATATATTCGCATTTAAACAAGAGAATCTTACACTAATTTTTATAAAGAATGAAGAATTAATAGAGAACTATGTTGTTTATGACAAAACAAAAGAGTACATAAATGATAAAATGTCAATAAAAAAGTTTAAAACATCAATTTTAAACGACAAATATAAAAATTTTAAAAAAACATTTAACTATTCAAGGAAATACCTTTACAGATATGAGATAGATCTGTTAAATGATATAAACGATTGGTTAAATGATAGCGTATGTGATATAAAAAGTTACAATATTCTTTATAATTTTGATACTAAATAATGCTTCACTCAGTCAACAAATTGTCCAAGCATTTGTGCATATCTGCAATCTTATCAGATTTGGATGATTTTCCATACCTCTTATTAGCAAAACACTCTGAAATAATATCGGAAGGTGTATGTTTGTATTCAGGTATATCTTTCATCTTCATTTCGATCTCCTCTGGAATATCGTTAAGATTAAAGTTGTAAGTGATAATATCTCTTGCAACATCCCTTGATGCCCTTTTAAGATGAATCTTCATGTCAAAACGACCGGGACGAATAAGTGCTGGATGAAGTTTATCAATCTCATTCGCTGTTGCGAAAATAATCCTCTTTGGAAACTCAATCGGTCCATCCAATAACTGAAGAATAAACCCAAGATTCAGCTTATCATCTTCCTGTTTACTAGAAGGTCCTGACATTAGAGATTGACATTCAAAAAGATCCTTGAATGTTTCTTCCTTCTTCTTATCGACTTTATCAGTCTTCATATAAGAAATAAGATCACCTTTCATCTTTTTGAATAGAGTGTCATCCTTGTGATCATCTGTAAGAAGAATATCAGAGACTTTGTCCAGTTCGTCGAAAATATAAATTCTCTCCTCATTTGGAATTCGTTGACCCATAATCTCCTCATTACACAGGAAGATATCTTCCAATTCAGAACATGTCTTCACTTTGGAAAGATTGATGTTGATAATGTGTCTCTTCTTTTCGCCATTTCCAAACATTTTACACAGCAAACGCAACAGACTTGTTTTACCACATCCGAAATCGTTACCATGAATAAAAATAGTTATTTGATAAGGCTTACCACATCGTTCATACTCAGGTTGAGCATTTCTCAAATTGGCAATCTCAGTGAAAATCCTCTCTTTATCTTCACAGAAGAAATTACCATACGTTTTGACTGTATCAAATGGATAACACTTCCAACTTTGACGGGGAATCCTGTCTTTTGATATACCATAATAGTTGAAATAGTACATCTGATTGTTGAACTTGTTACTCACTTTTCTACTGTAATCGTCATGAATCTTGGAAACAAACTCTTCAAGTTCATTCATAGATCTCTTATACGAGTGAACTGTGATAACTGACACTCTCCTGGTGGTTTCAACACTCTTACCATCAACTGACTCGTTATTGTGTTCCTGCCTACTGGAAAACTCAATCGTAATATTGTCAGGAAGTTTAATGATTGTTCCTGCCGAAAAGGCATACGTCAATCTGTTATCCTCTTTCAATTTGTAGTCATCGAAAGCTTCATCGTAATACATCCTTTCAGTAGGAGATCGTTTGATTTCTGCTTTCGAGTGAACACCATTGGTAATATTGTTCAATTTGAGATAATCCAACAGAGCGTCGAATGCTTTAGTCGTATCCATAAAAGTGTTTCCATTCCTTTGGGGAATGTATGTTGCTTCAAAAATCAATTCATTTCTCTTTTTGAATAGAAAACTAAACCTCTTCCTAATATACCTAAAGAGTGCATACTCTAATATCGAAGAGAAATGGAATCGCCTTATCCAATTAATAAGTGCCGAGAGTGAAGACGTCACTAGAAATGTCATGATCAAACTCTTGATTCTGTTCTTACTCCTGAAAATATGAGATACATTCTCATGTGCAACATTCATTAATATTGATTGTGCATTTGTAAAATCCATAGTTATTATAATCTTTCGATATATTTGTCAATAAAAAAATCAACTTTTTTTTATAAAATCAATAAAATTAATCAGATACACAACCCATCATTCATTGCTTCCACCAGATCATCAAAGGTATGGGACACCAAGCATCTAATCTGGGGTTTCGGCGAAACCATCTTGAATGTAAAATCCTCAAGATAGTGATGCTTCTTCCCACACTTATTGATGTCAGCAAGTGCATGTTTCGACAATCGGTACATCTTCGGCTTATACTCTCGTTGCATAGTTTTGAAACAAATTGTAAACTTGTATGCAGTGTATGTGAAAATGTAGCTGATGATTGTTACAATCAAAGCTTGGTAACACAAATGATTCCCATAAAGTTCAATTGCTCGTTGTCCAAGAATATCACGCAAAAATGCGTTAATCTGGTTGAATCCACCAATCAGTTTCTGCTTGTTGCTCTCATCAATATGGAAAAGAAAGAATCCTGTGTAGTTGCCATATTTTCCTTTGTGACTGATGTAAATACTCAACTGAGATCCTTTACGTACACCAATCTGTATAGTGTATGGTAACTCACAACTGTTAATGATTAGAGACACGTCAAAGTTGAGAGGATCTTGTCCGAACGTCTTTGAATTGTATCCTCCTGTTTCAACTTTATATTCATGATGTGTTTGCATTTGACCAACATTATCAAAAAATGTTTCCTCAAAATTAATTTCAGTCACACTATCATTACACACATTTTAAATTTAGATTTTTTAGCATCATTTTTTTAGAAAAATAGTCATCGCTTAAAGATTATATTTGACTATATATACATTCAAATGATAACTGTTGTATATGCTGGTTTTAGAATGGTAATTTACTTTATTATAGTTAATTTCTTCATGTGGTGGGATATAAACGTCAATAATAACAGACTAAAAAGAGATATTGAACAGAAACATTGCCAAATTATGAAGGAGATTAATGCGATTAAACGCGAACTATGTGAAAGTAACAGGTTGGACAAACAGAAATTGGAAGAGATGGTAAAAGAAGTGTATCAAAAAGAGTTTGATAATATGGTGAATTTACATGAGAAATCCAAATACTATAAACTGTTTGAGAAGGTTTGGTCTGAAGATAGATCTGCATCTCAAGGGGATCGCTCCGTGTCCGAACAAAGTGAAGGAAGTCCTACATCTGTTGATTCATTTTTTGACAATGTAGAATAAAAAGTTGATTTTTTTTGTTTAAAGATTTCATGATATGTTTTATGTATATTATGAAATTACCAAATGGTATAATAGAGTTGTCGAAACTGTTCAAGGAGAATGGTAAAAAACTGTATGTTGTGGGTGGATATGTTCGTGACACTGTTATGGGATTGAAACCATTGGATATTGATCTGTGTACGGATTCACTTCCAAGTGAGACTCTTGAGTTTATTGGAGACAAATATAAAGCAAATCTAGTTGGAAAGAGTTTCGGAGTTATCATTCTAACAGTCGATGGAGAAGATGTAGAGATTGCATCTTTCCGAATTGATGGACTTGGTAGGAAACCAACTGTTAAGTTCGGTGTTACTATTGAGGATGATGTTCAAAGGAGAGATCTTACAATATCCGCGATGTATTATGATATAGAAGAGGGAGAACTAGTTGATCTTGTTGGTGGTAAAAAAGATATAGAAAATCGCGTAATTAGAATGGTTGGAGATCCTTATGATAGAATTGAGGAAGATCCACTTAGGATATTACGTGTTATTAGATACGCAACCCGATACGGATATGATATAGAACCAGAAACACACAAAGCCGTAATGAATTCTAATATTGATGGTATCTCTAAAGAGAGAGTTGTCGCAGAGATGAATAAGGCTTACAAGGAGAGTATATCGTTTGTCCACTATTTCAAATTAATATCCGAGTTCAATTTGTGGAAACAGATATTTAGAGGATTCAAAGTGAACAGTGAAAATATTATTGAACAATCCTGTTTGGAACTGTACTTAGCAAATTTGTTGAGATATAATGATCCAGAGAAACTTGGAAAACTTAAATCAAAATTCAAGTTCAGTTCAGCAGTTACAGACACTGTTGTATTCCTTGTTAAGTTACAAGATTTTAGGACTGATAATGTCCTTACCATTTACAAGGAGATGAAGAGAGTTGGTGTGAGTCGGAAGTTGGTAAAAGAGTGGTCAGTAATGTTGGAAACTGAATTTGTCAGAAAATGTGTGATGGCTCTTGTAGATTACAAACCGACTGTTACTTCTAAGGAACTTATTGATGAAGGGTTTACAAGAAGAGCGTTGGGTTTGGAGATGAGGAAGAGAGAGGCAGATAAATTTGTCGAACTGGTTGAATAAATTTTACAACATAAAGAAAAGATTAATTATAATAGCAATGTTCTTTATTATAAAAAATATTACGGGAGATACGAATACGGTGAATGATTTCGATGAAACATCAACAGTTGGTGATTTGAAAGACACAGTTGCAGAGAAGATTGGATCTGCATCATGTTTAATTCGACTTATTCATAATGGTGTAGAACTCGATGATAATGATGTTTTAGTCAAGGATACAATACTGAATAATGAGGATACTATCAATATTGTTATGAAATTAAATAGAATTAATGCAATACATGATGCTCTATTAAAAAAACATAAACAACCGGTACATCCAACTTTACGCGATAATAATGGAATATTTAATCCGATGTGCTCAGATCCATCTGGAAATCCAACTTCAATTGATAGATTTTTTCTTTCTAGTTGTTTAGATGATCAAAATGTATTGACCTTTAATGAATTTTGTAAAGAGTTTACATTATTGGATAAACTTAAACTTTTGAATATATCTTTAACAGACCAAGTAACATCTATTCCGAGAGAGATTGGTAATATGCAGAATTTGAGAACTTTGATACTTTGTGACTGTGGAGCTACTCTTGAAATGCCTGATGAATTTTATGAACTCAAAAATTTAGGTATTTTAGTGATATCTGATAGTGAGGGAATTGTTATGGATTTTCAGAGGATATGTCAAAATATGAAAAATTTAAATGTTCTTGATCTTTCATGTAGTGGATTGAAAGGAGAGATACCAAAAGAGATTGGTGATTTATCTGGATTGGAAGTACTCATGTTGAATGATAACAAGGGAATGTTTGGTAAAGTTCCAGATGAAATTATTAAATTGGTGAAAATGAGAGAATTGAATTTAAGTGATAGTAACTTAGAAGCCGAAAATTTTCTTGAGAAAATATGTGATAGTGGTATGAATAAATTAAGAGAGTTAATATTAACAAGAACTTGTTTAACAGGAACAATTCCAAAAAACATAAATAGGTTTAATTTGAAATACTTATGGATAGATGATAATGAGTTGAGCGGAGAGATACCGATTACTCTTCGTGAAGTTAGTAGAGAAAAGAATAGTATACGAATAAGTGGAAATAAGATGTTATGGGGAATGATTACACCTTCAATGACAGAATTGATAGAAGATATAGGAAAATATGGATATTAAAGAGTGTGTAACTATGATTATTCCAAATCCAGATGCTTGTTGTGTTAAAAAAAATTGATTTTAAAAAAGAATTAGTGTGATTATGATATAGTAAAGTATGAAATTTTGTAACGTGAAAGAGATAAAATATGCAGACTTCAACGAGAAAGACATGGTTTTGAATGAACCAACTATCATGAAAGACGGAGTCGAATTATGGAGTAGAAGCAGGTACGGTTTCAGACGTGATGAGTTGTTCACAAATGGAGAGACATCGTTGACAGTATACACATACCGTTATGGATCTCCTGATGTTGTTACCAACCCAGAACATGCTGTATCTGACAAAACATTTACAATCGGGATCTGTGCAGGACGACCAATGAAACACTCAATCGAGAGATTGAAGGATCTTGGTCTTAACCCACAATTTGAATCCGAACATGAACGAGAGATCAGGATTAAATCCAGTGATTATATTGTTGATCGTAAGGATAGTGGGGTGGTGTTGCATAAAGTTGAATATCTGCTTGTTAAGAGCAACGATATTCCATTTTTGCTAACTAACGATGTTATTGACGCAGTTATGTGTTACAGTGACATCTGGTACAACCTAGACCATCCTGATTACAATATCAAGTATCTCAGTAATTTTACTGACAAACTTGGTAATCATGAGACATATGTGTCTTTGATCAGTAAGGATGATTTTTCTCTAGATAATGTTGTTGCAGAAGGTCGCAAACTTAGGATTTTTTCAGAGTACAAAGACGGTTTACGTTTGATTCGGAAGTATCTAGATCAATTGGGACTTACGGAGGATCAAGTTGAGATTACAAAGGTGAGTGGTAGTGTTGAAAGCTATCTTCATCGAGGAATCTGTGATTTGGCGATTTCGATTGTTCAAACAGGTGAAACGTTGCGTATTAACAACATGAAGGAGTTCTTGCGATTGAGGCGAGTCTATCTCAATATGTGGATTAATATTCAACCTAGAGAGACAGATAGTAACAATCTGTATTTGCGAAGAGGTGTTTACACATCTCTGAAACCAAAAAGCGAACAACGTTTCCTCATTGTTGATGGTATTGATGGAACTGGGAAGACAACGCTGTTGCAACAACTTTCGCAAAGGCGAGAGATTCACAACTGGCTCTGTTTTGACAGACATCCAACAATTACCAATGCAACGTTGACTAATAAAGCTCTGCCTGAAGATGGATGTATCTATGATCACCAATCTGGTTTATTCACAAGGGATAACACAGTTGTTCTCATTTTGGAATCTGATCTTGACGAATGTGATCGTAGAATCAAGAGTCGAGGTGGTGAACAAGCTCCATATGAGACCATTAACGCTCAATGTTACTTCAGATTGAGGTACAGACAGTTGTCTGGTCTTTATGGATACAATGTTCTCAACAACGATTTTAAAATCGAAGGTATGTCAGAAAATGACTATGAGGAACATCAACGATTTCTTATGGAGGATGTTATGTCTATCCTTAATGGTAGTACAGAATTTGCTCTTCCAGCTCTCAAGGATATGACTGATGAGAAGTTTAACGCTCTCAAAACAGTTGCTGAGGGAGAATCGAAGATTGTAAAATCTTGTGGCATGTTCGACATTGTCAAGTACAAACCATCAGTCTACTCTCACAAGAGACAGAGAGGTGGTTTTATTGAGGGATCTGATCTTGAGAGACAGAAAACAACTCTCAACATCGAACTTCTCTTGGCTAAGGCTGGTATCACACACACGTACTGGTGTATCTATAATGGTTACATTATTGCTGAAAAGCTTGGTGTCCAAGGTGCACCTCCTGTAGAGGTTTGTGTAAAGGGTGCTCATGTTGGTACTCACAAACATATTTATCAACACATGTGGGCGAAGAGGGACAGGTTTGGTAACAAGTTGACAAAGTCCAACGATATGTACCCTGAACCAATTGTTCGTTTTGATTGGAGAAATCCAAATCATTTGCTTCCTAGCAGTGGTGAGAAACTGATCGATATGAAGCACACTCAGATCTTCGTTAACCCTTTGAGGGCTAGTGGAAAGACTGATGAAGAGATTTCTGAAATCCTAGAAGCCATGTTTCCCAACGGTGTTCCACTTGGTGATTATGCAATGTGTGATGAGTTGGCTAACCGCTTTATTAATGTTGAAGAGAGTAAAAAACTCGTTAGAACTGCTTTCGTGACGTTGAGTGAACATTTCGCTAAGATCAATATCAGATTCAAGGATGTATGCTTCATGCCAACAGTTGATGGTGACCGACTCTATGGAGAGGTGTCACAGGATTGTGGACGATATGAAGCTATTCAGGATGATGATGATGCATTCCAAGGATGTGTTAAAGATGCAATTCCATGGAAGTCTCTGGACAAGGATGTTTGGAGAGCTGGTGGATCGTCTGAATTGGTGTTGGAGAAGTGGCGACGATTGACGTTCCTGATTGATAGTTACACACGCGACCATCTTGGGGAGTGGGTGAAGAGTCTCTTTTAATCGTATGTGATAATAAAAAATGAAATTTATTTTGTTACATATCTCTACCATTTTATAAAATACATGAATTTTACATAAAGTAGCTCATACGGAAGTGATAATTACACGTTCGTTGTTTATATGATCCTGGCGAAAGATGATATGGATATCGATTTGCCAAAAATTGAGATTATGTTCGATTATTACAAAAAGGAACGTGATATGAACTTTGTAGATTTCGATTTTCGAGAGGACGATTCAGTTTGGTACGACAATTTCCATCATGTGGATAGTTATGAGGTGGACGAGCCTAATCCAGATTTTGAAGGTGAGTACATATACAATTTTGGGAAGTACTCATTCACTATTGATAAAGAACATGTAATAATTGACCATCAGGATGGAATGAATATATCATTTAATAAAACAGATGAGTTTGTAGAAGAATTCCGAAAGTTTCTGAAATTTCTTCAGAAAGAGTTCAATGACACTCTTAACGATTACGCTTACACAACCATTAAAGAGTGGATTCAAGAAAATGTATTGTTTCTCAATAAAAAAATGATAAGTATTATTATAAATATATGGTTAACATTGTACAAACAAGAAACCAATTGGATTTGACAAATGTTGATATTCAACAACTTGTTAATAGACACAAACTCAACGAAGAAATTATTTCTGATTATGAAGATAGAAAGTTTTCTAAAGAGTTTGAAGAGAGACGTGCATTTATTCCATCTTGTCCAAAAACTGAAAGTGGTATTCCAATGGAGAATATAAATCGAATAATGGGTGTCACATTTTACGACACTGCTTACCGCTATCGTGATTGGGATCTTGGAGATATGTTTGCTCCAAGGTTGTTGTAGATATCAGATTGAGAAAGGAGATTGTTGTCAAACTATATGTATGATATTTTTGATTCCTCTTATTCTGCTGTTTTTGGAGCTTTGTCGGCAAATAAAAACTAAGAGAGATCTAATTTAACTATCTTATAAATTTATGAAGAGATTGACTATTGTGCATTGATCTCTCCATATTACAAACTCGACACTTATTCTCATCATATCTATTCTCTCTTCTATACTTAAGTGGAGACATATACACACAATTTACCATATGATGTTTATCATGAGTGACTTTGCATACAACACATGGAAGACAATAGTCATCAAAATTTATTGGATAAAGTTCTGTTTCATCTGTTATTGGATATCTGCCTATGATATAGAGTTTGGGACACTACAATAATGCCCATGGCTATTACCATATCTTATCATAAGTTTTGACATTTCACCATTGAAAATATACTCTTTACGTCAATCTTTTCTGACATCACTCAATTTATAACTTGTAAACATATATACTTTTTGCAATAGAGTATTGTAAAAAAAGGCTATATAATACAATTATGCAAGTTGAGTGTAACACTCGGAGAATTTATAAGATTCTTGATTGATTTGACAGGTTATTTCAAAAAAAAAGTCACAACAACAAGAGAGAGAGTGTAAAATTGGTTACCAACAAAAAATTGGATAAAGAAGAGATATGGTAATATTTTCTTAAAAAAGTGAATAGTTTGTGAAAATTTACGAAATATCTCTAACAGTCAAATAAAACTATTAATTTCACTTAATTGAACCTATCACCCAAGTACTTCTTGTGAGTCTCAAAAGTTGTTGTCAGACATGGACCATCCGATTCTGTGTTGAATTCGACATCTTTAACAGTAACTGTCATTGTCTCAAATGCGTTACCGAGAATGTATTTGCCGTACTCTGTATAAAACAGTTCTCCATCTTTCTTGATCATTGAGTTCACATACGTTGTGTAACCGAGATCTTTGTAACCTTCATAATCCTTTTTGTATTTTGTAACAATTTCAAAAGCTCTTGTTAAAGCTTTTGCTCTGCATGTGTAAAATTCATTCAGGTTGAAGTGATACTCTGCGTATTCGCCTCCTGAACATGTTGCGTTTACTTGACAAAGTTTCATATTGATTTAATGTTTTTTATTATGATGATTGTATAATAAAAATCAATTTTTTTTTTGTAAAAAATGATATATGTTGTGAAACCCACTTAACGTTTACACGAAAGAGATTAAATTTATAATATAAAAAAAAATGATTTTTAATTTCTGAACATCCCCATACATACTATGTATTATTATGAATTTTGAGTTTGAAAAAACATGTGGAAAAGAGGGCGAACCATTTGGATTCGGTTTCTCTTTTAGATTTTTGATAAATGACATCGAAATTGATGTACCAAGTACATTCATTAGCTTCTTTTATGATGAAAAGAATGTATTGAACTCAATATTTGAGGAACGTTCTAAGCTTATTAAGGATGATGGAACAGTTGTTGATAATAATCATGGTGTAGATGTACCAGATCTTAATTTTAGAGATAAGACAATATATACTTACAAATTCGGTAAATATGTTTTCGATATCAGTTGTGAAAGAGTTTATGTTGAACATGATGGTGGAACAAGTCTTGATTTTACTGTAACACTAGAATTTTTGAATCAATTTACAGATTTTTTGAAATGTGTATTGGAAACTATGAATAACATTCTGAATGATAACGCTTGGAACACAATTAGTGATTTGGATTATTCTGAAACATCGAAAGTTAAATATTTCAAGGAGTTTTATGAAAGTTCTCGATGCGATGACGTTTTCAAAAAATTATATGAAAATTGTTCTTAGAACATTGCCAGTAAAGAAAAGTAGGGCTATTCTGTGAACTAATTATTTTTTATTATAAACTAGAATTTTACACAACACAAAAACATGAATCATCTTGTTCATCAAGATTGTAATATGCATGCCGTCTACAACAAAATATTCTATAAAATATATTTATACAACATTTTTCGAGATATACACAACATGGTTGCTTAAATTTTGCAACATTTATTGTATAAAAACAACAATTATCATAGATACATGCTAACAAAAAGACAACTATGAATACACTTGCAAAGAATATGTTTACCATATTATTTGTATATCTTTACACAATTTTGAATTTAATTATTCAATTTTTTATAATGATGCATCAACAATCATACTCTCCAATTTACAATCTCTCTTATAAGATTTGTATCTCTTTTTGATATACGTTTCCGATTTCTTCTCTTTGATTCGAATATGATCAACTTTCAATCTCTTTGGATATGTTCCAGTTGTTATAAAATATTGATCAGGATCTTCATCTTCCTCAAAAGATACGATAACCACATTGTTGCCTTTTCTGTAAACAGTTGGCTCAAAATAGTCCACATAGTCGTATTTCTTGGCATTCTTGTTTATCCTCTTTATCTCCTTAACCAACCACTTATTGAGTGCTTCGTTATTCTTGTGGAGATGACACAATTTCGATTCTGATATCATATTCTTACAACGTTTACCGCATTTTGTTTTTCCACCACATTGATGTGTAAAAGGCATTATATACTATATATTATAAAATAAATATGATGAACATAGTTATTATCATCATAAATATACTCCATATATTTGGTACATTACACACATACCTTCATAATTGTAGATGCTACTGCAAAATAATATGAACAAGTCCAAAAACATATTTAATCCCATATTACGATATATATTGAATAAAATTATCATTTTTTCTATATAAGAGTGTGGAAAGAGAAAACGATAAAAATTGATTTTGAAAATATATAGATTTTGCATAATTATTATAAAATATGCATTATCAACGTAAAAAGGATGATGATTTTGATGAAAACGATTTTGATGAAAACGATTTTGATGAAAACGATTTTGATGAAAACGATTTTGATGAAAACAAACTGGGGTTTTGGAGTGATTTGTTAATGATTTGTTTTTTTATATTTATGTGTTTTTTTCTGTACTCAATGGATTGGAATTCATTGAGAGAAGTTGGTCTACTAAACATTCCTGTATCTCCTGTTCCAAGGGGAAGTAGATATTAAAATTTAGTGAGAAATGAGTTATTGGTCTAATTGGACTATTTTTTCTAAAACTTTTACTTTTGGTTTTTCAGACAGTAAATATTCTCATACATTATAATGACAACTCACAGTTACTATGGTGCTTACAAACTTTTGACAAAAAGTGGAGAACCAACCGATTTGCATACAACAGTTGTCTTCAGACATGACACTGATCCCGAAACTCTTGAGAAGATGATCTGTGAGTTACGAGAATTGGGATTGGAAAGTAAATCTGTTCGAATTACTGGTAACAAATACTTGGATGACCCGGAAGGAGAACCAGAAATGATTAAGACATGCCTGTTATAATTTTCTGAAGAAGAGGGAAACTTGGATACAAAAGAGGTGATTACGTTTAATTAATAATAATTTGTTTATCTGTTATATTATATGTTACCAATAGATAAAGATGGATATGTAAAGAGTTTCACATACGATCAGAGAGAGGAGATAATAGATTTTCTGAATGAGTATGGTGTTGTTGTTGTGAGGGATATTTTATCCAACGATAGAATCAATGAGACAATAAATTCTATATGGAATCATGATGAACTGACATCTCGTGGAGTGAAAAGAGATGATGTTGGAACATGGGAGAGATGTTGGCCGAGAAATGGTCAGATTGAGAGGAAAGGTTGGATATGTACATATGATGATATGAAGTGTATAACATCGTGGAAAAATAGATTTGAACCAAAACTTGTTGATGTTTTTGAAAATTTGTGGCACGATAGTGGAGGTAAAAGGGATTTGAGAGTGAAATTGGATAGATATGGTGTTATGAGACCATTAATTAACAAATCATGGAGAACGGATGATGGATGGTTGCACACTGATCAGAATCCTGTAACTGAGAAGGATGTTGTCAAGTTTCAGGGAATATTAACAATTAGTGATTCTACGGAAAATACTGGTGGTTTTTTGTGTATACCAGGATTTCATAAGGAATGGAAGGAGTATTGTGCTTCTGGTAGACCAGATGAGGATGTGTGTCCATTTCTAACCAGTAGTGATGGGAGAGCGGAGAAGGTGACGGCGAAAGCTGGAAGTCTGATTGTTTGGGATTCTCGATTGCCACATTGTAACTATCCGAATGATAGTGAAGATAAGTTTAGAATGGTTCAGTATATAACTTATCATCCGGTTGAATTTGAGTCCGATAAGAGGAGAAGGTTCAGAAAAGAGGATGCACTATGGATTGATAAGTATTTGAGAGATAATGGATATAAACTTGGAGAGAAACAGTTGAGATTTATTGGTTATTATTAAAAATATTTAAAAATATTTATAATTTTTATATAAAAAATGAATATTAATTCTACTTTGTCAATGTTTCGTGTTTCTGAGTATGGAAGTGTTGATGATTGTAAGTTTTATTTTCCAATAATTAAAAAGAAGCCCAATATGTGGAGATGCACAAAATGTTCGAAAAATTATAAGAAGAATCCTAATAGAAAGAAGAGAGTAACAGTGTGTGATGGTAAGCTAAAGGTTGTTAATCATGATAAAGTTCTGAACTGTTTTGCTACTTATGGTATTGAGCATTCATATGAGGTGGCTAAGAATGGAAGGTGTTATTGTGCTTATTGTCAGGAGCATTTTTGTAATACACATTGGTTGTCGATTGAGGAGTGTATTTTGAAGAACGGAGATGTTTATGATGAAATTTATTGTGATTCTGTTGAATATAGTGGGTATCGTCGTGTTAAGAATTAAATTAATGATTATTTATTTTTGAAATAGATGGCTATTTCAAAAAGTGTGTGGATGAAATGGAAAAATGTCTGGAATGGGTGGATACTCGATTTGCAGTTTAAAAGTCTACCAATGAAATGGAAAAATGTCTGGTATGGGTTGACTCTCGATTATCGATTTTATTATGGATATTTTTCCTTAACTTTCTTCATAAAATTATCAGCATACTCTTTTAATTTATTTTCATCATAATTGTTTATTGTTTGCCTCATTTCCTGTCTCTGTCCATTTATCCTTCTTTCATAAATAATTTGTACTTTACCATTATTCTTGACTATCTTTCTTACATATTTTGGAAGTTTATATGAAGTATTCACAATGTCATTATCTAATTCATATAATTTATTAATTGCTTGTTCTAATTTTGCTTGAATAGTTACCTTCATTGATTTAGATGTTGACCAACATTTTTTTGTCAATTTGGGATGTTTCTCGACTCTGTAAAACTTTCTTGTATATTTAATATTTCCATCTTTATCCTTAATATCTTCTTTATTGTAAGTTATGTATTTATTCATCATATCTTGGGTAATACCTTTGGGTAGTGGTTGAGCATTTTTTTTCCTCTTTCGTTTAATGCCTTCAATCATTTCCTTTGCATTCCTATGTTGAACTTCAAATTCAACAACTCTTAAATTATCAAATTGATTATTTGTTCTATCTCTATCAATATGATCTACACTCAATCCTCCAGTTCCTTTCCCAGAATAAAATAGTCCAGTTATGATTTGATGTAGATAAACCTTATCAGAGCTTACAACATATCCATCATTATTAACATAATATGTTGGATTATAATTGATCGTTTCAGCATACTCAATCATTTTATCATATGATTTTTCACACATTACTGTATGTTTATTCTTATCACATGCCATAATGTACAATCCATCTGATGTTATCCATATAGGATTTTTGATAATGTATGCATGACCACCATTTGTTTTTGCATGACCATTTATGAATCCAATTATATCATATTCATCCTTTATGTTATCATAATATTTATGATTATTGATTACAATATTTGTTGGTCTTATATCAAACTTATTTCCATTTTTAAATTTGTAAACAAGATCATCAAAACTGTGCTCGTAAAGGAATGTCAATATCGATACATTCTTATAATTTTTCTTGAAATAAGGATATTTATCACTATTTTTGAAGTGAAAAATTTGCTTGATCGATTCTAATTTCTTGAATTGATCGTAAGTCAATATTATGTAATTTTCATTATCACAAAATTTAGCCTTAACCATGTTAAGTCCCTTGTGATACAATACTTTAACATTTTTCATGTTAAGCCTCTTTACACCATTAATATTATCAGTCATTTTGATAATATTAATTAAGTTATATTTAAATATATTTATTCAGATTCAATTTTAATATTTTTTAAAATAATATACAATAACCGACCAAGAAAATTCTTAGTTACTGTACGCAAGGCCTCCCATACCGGACATGATTCTCAAGACATTGTAGTTAGTAGCGTAAACTCTGATCTTGGAGCCAAGAGCTGCCTTTGGAGTAAGCTGGAGCTGCAATGTAGCGTTATCAATTCTGGACATGTTGCAAGTGCCAGATGGCTGGTGCTCCTCTGGCTTGAGAGCAAAGGAGTAGACATTGATACCGGTAACTGGAACATTGGTGTGGTGCTGGTATGGCTGAACAAGGTTAAAGTATGATCCCAATCTTTCTTGGAATCTGTCGTGACCATTAAGCTGAAGCTTGGCTCTGACAACTGGGTTTCTACCAGCGTTGAGTGGACCAAGACCAGCGTGATCAGCGAAGTCAGCAGCAGTGGTGAGAGCACTGAAGTCAGTTGGAGCAAGGTTAGAAGCATTTGGACCTGGACCTGCTGGAGCATTGTATGGTCTTGCCTGTCCGTTGGTTGACAAGAGTCCACCAAGGGCAGCGTTGCTTCCACCGATAGCCAAACCAGCTGGATCACTTGCATCTAAGCCAGAATCAGATGCTCTCAAGCCGTTAGCAGCAGTGAGGTACTTAGCGTAGTCAGCATCAACTCCACCAACACCAACGAATGGGAAGATGTCAGTGTCACCCTCAACATTGGTGAAGACGAGCTGAGATGGATCTGGTGAACCGTTAAGTCCCCATCCAGAGTCAGCATCGAAGTCATCAGTGTAGTTGTTCCACTGGTTGAAACCAAGCTTGACAACATCGTCTCTCTGGACAACCCAGATCAACTCCTTGCATGGGTGGTTGAAATTAAGCTTGACCTTGACACTTGTGTTGACAGTTGACTCGTCACCAGTGAACTGGAGCTGGTCAATCAAGTACTCGTGTGAAGTCTGAGCGAATCTTCTTCTCTCATCGGTGTCCAAGTAAATGTAGTCGATGAAGAGAGCAGCATACTCAAGGGATGGGACGCAGAAAGCGTCGAGTCCACTTGCTGATGCTCCACATGCAGTCTGAACAGAAGTTGAGACGTAGCACTCGTTCTTTGGTCTGAACTCCAAGTTGAACTTGACCTCGTGGTACTGGAGGGCAATCAATGGGAGTGACAATCCTGGGTTTCTGCAGAACCAGAACTGGAATGGAACATACAAAGTTGTTGCATCAGCTCTCTGAAGACCAGTACCAGTCAATGCGATTGTGTTACCAACCATATTGTCATAACCATTCTTAAGACCTGGGGCAATAGTAAGCTCGTTCCAGATGGTCAACCAGTCACCGTAGTGCTTGTCGATTCTCTGTCCACCGATCTCAACCTCAACACTCTTGACTAAGACGTGACCAATGTAGTTGACCCATCTAAAGTACTGTGAGGAAGTGGTTGCCTCGACAGATGGTAAAGTGACCTGCAAGTAAACTCTGTGAATAAGATCTCCGTTTCTAGAGACAGTGCATGTAACTCTTCTACCGAAATCAGCAATACCGTTAAATGTCTGCTCAATAGACTCCATGGAGAAGTTAGTGTGTCTTCTGTAGACAACTTTGAAGAAGGTAATCTGTGGATTACCGGACAAATATATATCCTGTGCGCCATATGCGACTAATTGCATTAAACCTCCGCCCATTTTTTTATACTATAGAAAAGAAAAAAAATCTGACAAAAACGCTAATTAATTACTAATTAAATTGCTAATTAATTACCAATTTAATCACTTTTTACATAAACGTTACCAGTTTTGGCAACGAAATAATAAATTCTTTTTTATTTTATTTATTTTTTGATATTCTCTATGTTTAAATTCGAATCCACGAATTTTTTCAAATAATCCTTCAAATTCAACTCATGCCTCTTAATATCCGATTTAGATTTCAAAAACTCAAATCGATCCGATCCTAAGTATTTCACTGTCCAACCAGATAATAATGCGTTATATATAAACACCATCTTCTGAATATTTATCATATTCAATGATTCAACCCTTGGCTTAACTGTTGTATAAGTTTTTGAATTGTCCATTATTAAATATAATACACTTTAATAATTACTAATAAACTAATTATCGACGCTCATCAATTTGTTAGTACTTAAAGTATTTTTTATATTAATAATTATAAATACTACCAAATGTTTAATTTCAGAAACTGCTCTAAATCCAATTCCAAAAAGGAAACAAAACAGTACAATCTAGATATTAGACATAACGAATTTATGAAGAAATTCGAGGAAACTAAGAAGAGTTTACCTGAACTGAAAAAGAAGTTTGTCGCGTTGGCGAATGAGTACAGTATTTATAAGAAGAAGAACAAGATCGACATGACTAACAACGACATAGACAGAAAATTTAAATTAAAAAAAGAATTGAAAGAGCTAAGAAAACGGATAAACTCGATTGAAAACAATGAAGATGTTATCAAATATTATATGAAAGTTGGTTCTGTTCTTCATGACTACTATGAAGATAAGTATAATCATAAAGATGAATCGGAAAATGATAAACATAATGAATTCATCATCACTAAGAAAGTGACTAAGAATGAAGAAGATCACCCTATAAGAAAGAAAAAGTTTGTTCAGGATAATGTTATTGACTATTTCAATAATAGAGAGAGAACAAGTACTAATACAAATGAGAGTACTAACTATAAGAATGTCAAAATGAGTAATTTCATTGAGACCAAATCTGGATTTCAAAGAGCAAATCTCTTAGATGATTATCTAAAGAAAGTCGATAAATCATATAATCCTAAAATTAATATAAATTCAGATTGCAACAAATGTTCAGTCTGTGACATGGAGATGGTACTATATCCATCACAAGGTTTCCAAATTTGTGAAAAATGCGGAAAACAGGAAAATATTATCATTGAGAGTGACAAGCCAAGCTTCAAAGACCCTCCACCAGAAGTCGCTTACTTCGCATACAAGAGAATGAACCATTTCAATGAGTGCCTCGCCCAATTCCAAGGAAAGGAATCAACTGAAGTACCAGATGAGGTGTTCAACAAGTTGATCTTAGAGATCAAGAAGGAGAGAATCAGAAATTTGGCTAATCTTAACTATAATAAGATTAAACAGTATCTTAAAAAGCTTAAATTGAATAAATATTACGAACATATACCACACATATTGAATAGAATCAACGGATTACCACCACCAGTATTAAGTAAACAGTTAGAAGAGAAATTGAGATTAATGTTCAAAGAAATTCAGAGTCCATTTAGGGAAGAATGCCCTAAGGAGAGAAAGAATTTCTTGTCATATTCCTATGTTTTGTATAAATTTATTGAATTACTCGGAATTGATGAGTACAAACAATACTTCGCACTTCTTAAGGATAGAGATAAGTTGTATGAGACTGACAAGATCTGGAAGGGCATCTGCAAGAGGCTCAACTGGGAATTTATCAGAAGCATTTAGACAAAAAGCAAACAATATCTATAATAATACCATCAAGCAAATAGTATTATTATATTTTACAATACTCTCTTAAGATATCCTTTAACAATCAACTGGTAATGTATTCAAGATCCATATCTATGAAGTTCCGCTGTTCCGTCATTATTTATGATGAATTATCCAACAGTTTGAATGATCTTAATTCTGGCATTCTGTTTGAAATCTCATGACACTTCATTCATCATAATGGTACTTCTATATGGAACATAACTTGATAACTATCGTATATAGTGAACCTGTAATTGTGTTTACCTTCATCACATTCTCTCTTTTACTTGCTGAGTTTGTACTCTCCTATTGTCCTATGAAAATGTACTTCTGCATATACTTTACTAAATAAAATACTAAGAAAAATAAATGATACACTTAAAGAACATTAATTATATTAGTAACAATAATGAACTGTAAGAAGCTTTTTGGTAAATGTTTGGATTTTTTTAAATGTGGAAAGAAGAAGAGAGTAGTTGCAGTGAGTACTAAACCATATAAATTAAAGCGAAGAAAAGTGAGAAAAACAGAACCATCAACACTTTCTTACAAGAGAAATGATCATTTTAACTATATAATGAACAGATATAGTAATAAGAATGACAAGAATATTCCCCAAGATATTATCGAAACAGTACGTAATAATATAGATACAAATATAACAACTCCATATATTGTAAAAAGTATCTTGAAAAGACACAATCTAAGAAAATATTATGAACATGCTTACAATATTGCACAAATTATAAATAAAGGTCCTGATTATGAACCATTAATTAAGGATTATCAAGAGGAGGAGTTTAGAAATATGTTCAGACAGATACAAGAGCCATATGAAAGAGCTATTGCAGGAACAGATAGAAATAATTTTTTACCATATAGTTATGTTCTTATTAAGTTCTGTGAATTGAAAGGTTATAATCATATCAAGAGTCGAATGAATCAATTAAGTTCTTGTCAGAAACTTATTGATCTTGATAAAATTTGGAGAAAGATATGTGATGATTTAGGTTGGGAATTCACATCGAGTTTTTGATATATTTTCGTTTTCCATTCAATTTTACATACTGTTTTCCAGTATTTGTAAATCTTACCAATCTTTTACCAATTCCTTTAATATTTATAAATCCTCCTTTTAGATTTGGACGTCGTATTTTTCTGCGTCTTTTTTTAGACGGGTTACCAATATATATAATATTTTTAACAGCATGTTTTTCCAAATCGCCTTTTATCTTTGATGATTTGGAACAGAATTCAGTTTCCCATGGTTCTTTATCAGGTTTTCCACATATATGTATTCTTAATTCTTCTAAAAAATTGTTTAATTCTTTTTTTGAAGCTTTACCATTTGCAAATTTTTGTTTTACAATATTATTCAATTTAGTAATAATATCTGAATTTGTACGCCCCTCTCTAACTCTCTTTTGTCTCTCATTTATTGCAACTTTAATATTCTCAATAAACTCAGAAACTTTATTTTCTTGTGACACACCACTTCTTATTACAATCTCAGCTGATGTTAACCAATCATCTATAAATGGATATTTTTGCCTCAATTTATTTGCATAATCAATATAAACTCTTTGCAAACGGTATGGATAACCTATAGTAACTTTGCTTAATGGTTCTCCATTTAATCCGATAGTTGGACCTTCCAATGTAATTCTTCTATTGTATGCTAAATCTATCATTTGTAAATATATATTCATTTTTTCAATTGAATCAGGTGGATATTTTAAATGTGGTATCATTTCTCTAATTAATTCTACAACTCTAAATGATGTAGGTATGGTATCTTCAGTTAATTGTTTAAATGTAAATGGAACTGATTCATTACTTGCTACAATATAGTTTGGTTTAACCATTGCTAAATATAGAGGACTATCTTTTGAAAGACTTTCTTGAAGTTTTTTTGTTCCTAATAAATTTTTAATTTCTTGCTTTTTTTTATCACTATAATTAATCATTTTTAAAAGTTCCCTAATCATATAATCATAGTACATTGGTATTTTTGGATAAAATTTACACCAACCAATTATTCTATTTATTGTTTCTTCTACCATTATCATGTTCCTGTAAAAATTGAAATATTCCATCTTCATTCTTTCTAAACAATCTAAAATTCCAAAATTATTTATTTCTGGAAGAATAAAATTATCTATAAAATTATCAAATGTTAAGTATTCTGGTTTATTCAACTCTTCTTGATAATGTATTATATAATTATACAAACAATGTTTTGTAAAATTTATTAAATCTATAATAATTTTTTTTTTATCAAATCTTTTTGCCATCATACAAATATCTCTATATCCTAACCCGATGAATATAATTACTACAATTTTCTCTATTAATCTATCTCTATTAAAAGGTATATCAACTCCATCTTCATAAAAAAAATATACACTTTTTAACTTATGTCCAACAATATCAACAAATCTGTTATAATCCATTAATGGTTCAGCAGATTGTAATTCATAAATATTCTTTGTTATTGTACCATCTTTTTTTTCAATTGTAATGTTTGTAATATGCCCAGGATATGAAAAAGGTATAATATATGTTCCGTCTGGTTTAGTCTCAATATGCCTTACTATTTCAGAAATATATTCATTAAAATTGTGTTTTTCAACAATTTTCACTTTTTTTTTACTTGCAATACTGTACATTAATGTTTCTGCTTGATTATCATAATTATAATTTATTACATCATCCAATGTCATATCATATATAGATACAGGTATACTTGATATACCATGTTTTGTGAAAAGATTATCAACTGGTCTTATATAAAAGTTTCTCAAGGTTTTTCCAATAAGTCCCATAAAATTTCGAAAAAATGGCATTATATTCACTATTACACAATCTCTATCTCCCCTATTTGGACGACATTCTGAAAAATTTAAAGATTCATATAATGTATAATATTTTATCAACAAACCATCCATTACTATATATATATATAAATATAAATATAAATATAGTATCATAAAAAAAAGATCAATTGAAAAGAACTTTAATTGACAACTAATCGAAGATCAATTCACGATGTTAGGTTTTCTTAAATCGTTACTTTCTAAACCTAAGTTCATAGCATTATCTGATCTACAATCTGCACTGTTTAGACTGCTATTGTCATATACGCCGTATTGACCATCTAAATCGTTGAACCCTACAATTCCTCCCATTGATCCACCATTCATTGGAAGTTCATTATCATAACTCCATGTCTGTGGTCTTTCGCCATTGCTTTGTATGCATGTGGTTGTCTTAACAAGTTGGTTAGAAGTGTCCAAATTGGCTAAATCCTCTTTAGACAGACTATCGTAGTTATTCTTGTAGAATGCAGGAAGGTTTGCTACATTTGATTCAAAATTGGGAACATTCTCATTAGATTCGAAGAAGTTTCCTGGAAGAACCTTACTATTACTTGGTTCACCATCGGTATTTTCATCTATCTTGAAACTCTTTGCATAATCGAGAAGTTGATTTTTGAGATCTGTATTGTTGTCAAAATTTTCAGTTACACGATCGTCATCATCATAGAGACCATCCATACGATCATCACTATATATATTGTCATCATTATTCTTCATTTTCTCGTGTACAACTGGTCGACCAGAGAAGTTGAGAACCTCTTTGTAATCGATATTTACAAGAAGTAAGTGAATAATTAGAACTATTATCAATGCATTGAAAATAACCTTGTAATTCATGGGAAATATATCTATAGATTAGAAATTTTTATTAGATTAAATATACTAATGATTAAAAATATGAAAATTCTCAAAAATGGTGCAATAGGAGCTCACATTTATTATAAAAAAGACAAAAAATGGAAATGGAGAATTTTAGGTAAACATAAAGGCGGAACTACAAATAAAGAACGATTGAAGTTATTATTAGGTAAATGGAAATTAAAGGGCTATCCTCTTTATGGAGTAGGGTCGCAAATTGGTCGATTTCTTGTTGGTAATAAAAAAATGGGAAATACTATGAAGAAAGCAGAAAAAAAGAGACTTAATAGAACAAGTGGGAAAGTGTATGTTAAATTAGATACAATATCAGGTGCAAAAATAGATAGTGGATATTTTGAAGAAGATATGTTATTAAGTGACTATAAACAAATTATTGAAGAGAAAATTGAAAGAGAAATTAAAATAATTATTGTTGCTAACAATAAAATATTAAATGTACCACCAGATACTCCACTATCAAAATTAATGAACATGAAAAATCGTGTGGTTGAATTATTTGCAATTTACCAATGTGAACCTATTACAGATAAAGTACTACATATCTATACAACTGGACTAGGAAGTATAAAAATAATGAATGATTTTTTCAATAAAAGAGAGTTTATTGGAGATATTATAAGAATGTGTTCAGAAAAAATAGGTATCATACAAATACATCATTATTGTCCAAAGGGTAACGAACAAAATTTTGAACATATTTTAATCAATGAACCAATAAAAATGGAGAGTGGAACTAAATGTATACGTGTAGAACAGAGACTTATTAATCAACTTTTACATAAGGACGAAGTAAGACACATAATGACTCAACCACTACATTTAGTTTTCGATTTTGCAGGTATTTTCAAATACAATCAAGATGGAACTGTAAACTTCGTAAAAGCATATAATTATAATGTTCCAAATACAAGATTTAGATTAAATGTTATAAGATTACCATATTGGCAAGGTGGAAGTATCCTGTATAGTGGAAGACTGTTCAAAATAGTGGATGGTGGGGTGCGAACATTAACTCAACAACTTATTAGATTGGGTATCAATATTAATTTGGGAATGGAAAATTTTGAATTGCTATCTTGTACAGAAGAAGATATACAATGTGAACCACTAGTTTTTGTTTTAAAATTGTTACATATGGTGTATCTTAGAAAGACAAGACATAATATAAGACTGAACTTTGTACAATATTATAGTACACCAAATGGTAAAAAAATAGTTAACTTTGTTACAGATTCAATATGGAATGAATCACCATTATACACTATAGGACAAGAATTACCAAATTTTTCTAACAATATTGTATTGTAAAAACTTCGTTTGTGATAAATCCTTCAGATTTGTAAAAACTTCGTTTGTGATAAATCCTTCAGATTTGTAAAAACTTCGTTTGTGATAAATCCTTCAGATTTGTAAAAACTTCGTTTG